CCTGTTGCTGATCGTATGGAGCCTTGCCTGCTTCGATCACCTCCTGTAGTTTAGAAAACTCTTTCGCTAGATGCTCTAGCAACATAAACTGTTCTGCATCTGCGGGGAGTGCGCCGAGTTCTCCCCGAGGCCACTTAATTCTGAAATTTTCATTTTGTTCTACAGACTTCTGCATTAGAATCTGATTAGTTTCTATAACATTCAATCTTTCTTGTAGGCCAAACCAAGCCCAAGTTCCAACAGCCACAGCACTAGCAAGACCTATAAGATTTCTTAGCGGAAGCCCTACGCTAGTCTTGTCGGATACTTCTAGGTCGCTCACTTCCTTAACAGCCTTTGCTCAAGCGTATCTATACGATCAAGGATTCTATCTATGTGCGTGTCTAGTTCCTGCCTGCTAACGGTTTGAGTAGCAAGGTCCGTAACTCTAGCGTGTAGCCTGTCTATCTGTGAGAATATTCTTTTAACTATCCATCCGCCAAGGAATAAGATAACGCCCATAAGAGCGTCTACCATAACGGAGGCTTCCATTAGGTTTCTTCTGGAAATTCTGGTGCAGGATTAATACTAATAGCCATACCGCTAGGGCTTTTACCCGACCAAATAATACATGACTCCTCTCTAACTTTATTTTTTTTGGTTATTACTATAGTAGATTGCGTTCTGTCTTTGTTTACAAAGTATACTAAGGTGTTAGGCTCATCCCCTTCTTTAAGGTAGCCCATCATAACAGGAACCTCTTGGAATTCCATTGCTAACAAATCCATTAGAAACTCAAATGAGTCAGCACAGAACAACTGCATCTGCACCATAATAGGTCTGATACCTTCCGGTGGGCTTTGTGCCATGGCTGGCGACATAAGCAGTGACAGTGCTAGTAATAGTTTCTTCATGTTTCATTCTCGCAGTAACCTGCAACCCAATAAGATGGTTGTACATATGGGAGAACGCCGAAAGGAAACTTTCTAGGCTGTTTCTCGTAAAAAGTTTTTCCGTTAGACATTCTATAAGCAACTCTTCTAGAAGGGTAACTTCTTCTGCCAACTTTTCTTGTTCTAGCCATTAGTAACGAGCCTCTGATGGTGGTTCAAGACTTCTGCCGCGATTACCACTTCTAGGAGGCATAGGGTCCATATCATACACACGGGATAAAGCATCTAAAAAATCAGGGTGTATAGTAGGAAAGAGGTTGTACTCATTATCCTTGACCCATTTAGTTAAGTCGTAAGTCTTTCTTTCTTCGTCTATACAAATTATTTTTTTAGATACAAGAAAAGATTGCTTACGCTCTTTAAAATCTCTCTGATAAGACGTTAACATTTTTTCATCAGTAGGGTAAGGAAAAAAGAATGAGCCATCCTTAAGGTCTGGCTCTAGTCTTTGTATCCTGTCCCTCTTTGATTGAGAGCCTCCGCCCCCAACCCAGTTAAGTTCGTAGATAGGAAAGTTGCTTCCATCAGCAGACATCATTGCCTTAAAATGTTCAATGTCGCTTTGTGCGCCATATCTTTCATACCCTACCTTAACCTCTCTAACTCCGGGCGCTCTCTTCCATTTCTGCCTAAGTCGTTTTAGCATTTCCCATTTTTCAGAAAGAGACATCCTGTGGCAAGCGCCATCTAACAGATACTTATTAAAGTTAGCGTCTACTCCTACTACTGCAAACGCTGTTCTATTTGACTCTTTCTTTTTTGAATGAGCGGGGTCAACCATAATGTACACATTTAAAGTGTATGGCCTAACCTCCCACTCTGTCCACCATTCCTGTTTAAATGAAACATCACTTCCGATAATCGGATTGAGCAGTTGTTGACAGGCTACGGTATATGTGGATGTAGTTTTTTTTATTTCTTCCCAACGTTCTTTAGCAAGAAAAACTGGGTCACCATCCATCTGACCATTGTAAGTTGCGGGATGTATTCTAGGTTTAACTGCGGCTCTTTGTAGAATTGTTCCGTATGTGTCCCCGTATGCGTACCTAGTTCCCGCGTATTGGTATCTTGGATCATGTGTTGATCCAAGGTTTAAAGACAACTCCCATTGTGTTGTTGTCTTTTTAATTTGTTCTGGAGTAGTAATTGCATCTTGTACTACAACATCGTCATAAACAATAAGGGAAAAATGTCGTCCAGTAGGCTGACCATCGACAAGTCCATGTGCTTCGATTGTTTGCTCTTTAGGATTAGCAAACCTATTAACACAGATTCCTTCATTCTCTGCCCATTTGGGCGCTTGATGTTTTGGATTCTTCCAAAGTATATCTGGAAATAAATTCTGGAGTTTTTCATTAGACTCAAATTCCTGCATTACTTGTCTAAGGAACGGCTTTGCCTGTCTTGCGGAATAAGACAGTATTCCTATAGTAATGTCAGGATTACAAAGTATTTCCTGAACACATCCCAAAAACGTTATTATAGTAGACTTATAATGAAATCTGGCCCATAAGTCTAGGTGATTATCTTTGTTTGATTCGACTTCTCTGCATCTTTCATATATCCACTCATGCAACATATCATGGCGATTACAGATAAAAACACCAAGGTAAAACCTATCGCACTGAGATAGAGTGCGAATAAAAGAATCATCAATATTAGGATCACGATGACATTCAGCGTATGCTTTAACGACTGAATCATAGTCTGCTGATCTTGCCCACTCTGCTAACTTAAGAGCGGCATCAACGTTTTTACCCTCTGCTAGTACTCTTTCGTTTATCTGCACTAGCATATTTTTTTGCAACCTTTACTGTAGGGCATTTTCCTTTTGCTTTGTTTCTTCCTTTAGGTGTGGCACACATTGCCATAAACCTAGATTGTTTTTTTGTTTTACTAGGCACTAGGATTAAAAATGTTATTGTTTGAATTTAAAAAAGAACCAGTCTCATAATTTAATGGAGGAACTGGATTAACTTCTTCAGTCAATTCCTCATCAACAATAATAGGTCCATCTGATGTTGACCCAAACAATGACGGTCCTCCATCAACATTAGCGGCATCAATAGTTTGATCAGGAGTTGTATCATCAACAAAGCCTAACTCTATAGCCCTGTTCTCAATAGACTGAGCAAAAGAAAGAGGACCTAAACCCAACAACGCTGAAAGGGCTTTTGCCCCATACCCTAATGCAGGGTTCTGTAAAGCCATATGTTTGGAGTACTGAGGAGATCGCTCAATAGCCTGTAATGCGCGAGTTAAATCTCTTATCTTGCCGTAATCTTTTTTAGATTTATTTTTTTCTTTAGCAAGTTGATCTCTTAAGGATGACGCTTTCTTACCATACTCCGCCCAAAGATTATTTTGCCTAGCCTTATTAGCACTAATAGCGTTGCCTTGAGAGTCCACTGCTTTAGTATATCCGGGTGAAGTAAGAGTGCTTGACTGTATTCCAAAAAGACCTTCATCTGGATGTGTTCTTGTAGCCTCTGTTTCTACGTTTACTCCAGTAACAGGAGAGGAAGACTCAAATCCTAACATTCCTCTAAGCCCACCCATTAAACCACTTAGATTTGGCGCATCAAAACTTACCCCTCTAGCAGGGTTATCAGGATTCCTTCCTGTGCCGGGGCCTGCACTGGGGGCATTACCTTCTTGGCTACCAACTGGATCACCGCCAGAACTTCCATCATTACTACCATCATCTGGTGCTTCTGGGTCACCATAGGCCATGACTAGTACCCTTTCTTAGGCTTCATGGTCTTGACTTTTTTCCCCATCTTTTTAGATGCAGTCATAGCCGCTTTTTTACCTTTCGCAGTATAAGGGAATTTTTTGTTTCCTACTTTTGGCATCAGTGCACCTTTTCCTTTTCTATTTGATCTATACCGGATTGGATAGATTTCTTTAAAATTGAATCTATATCTACAGCGTTCTTAACTTCAACCTTATGCTCGTTAATAATTTCTTTCTTCTCTTCTTTCTTAGCATAAGCAGAGTGCCACTTGAATCGGTTAACCATCATCAGTAGCCAGAGAGCGTGATTGAACCTACGGTTGTCAACGTTCTCTCGGCCTTTCTCAATCCACCAAGATTCAGCGGCAATCATTCCATGATCCACAACTTCCTTAAAATCTGGATAGGCTTCAGCCCAGTTGTAGAATGTCTTTTTTACAATACCGATTTCGCGGCATACCTCTACGATAGAAGC